GCGAAGGATAAAAAATGAAAAAGATATTAAGATTTACAGCATCATGGTGCCAACCATGTAAAGGTTTAGCAATGACACTAGCGAATATTGAAACAAATATTCCTATTGAAGTTGTTGATATTGATGTACATACAGACATTGCAACAGAGTATGGTATTCGTTCAGTACCAACTTTAGTGATGTTAGAAGATAACATTGAAATTAAAAGAATGTCCGGTTCTCAACCTGAAAATAACGTAAGAGAGTGGATAAATGGCTAAAAAAGAAGTACTTCAAAAACTAACGGAAGATAGAAACTATTTCAAACCATTTAATTATCCTTGGGCTTATGATTCATGGTTAAAACACGAACAATCACATTGGCTTCATACAGAAGTGCCAATGGCAGAAGATGTTAAAGATTGGAAGAAACACTTAACCGATAGTGAAAAACAATTCTTAACACATATCTTTCGTTTCTTCACACAAGGTGATATTGATGTAGCTGGTGGTTATGTAAAAAATTATCTTCCATACTTTCCACAACCAGAAGTTCGTATGATGTTAATGGGTTTTGCTGCTCGTGAAGCATTACACGTTGCTGCATATTCACATTTGATTGAAACACTTGGTCTACCTGAAACAACGTATAATCAATTCCTAGATTACCAAGAAATGAAAGACAAACACGATTATGTGTTAGACATTTCTTCTAAGAATGGTGATATCGCTTCAACTGCAACCCACATCGCCGTGTTCAGTGCTTTCACTGAAGGGATGCAGTTGTTCTCATCTTTCATTATGTTGCTGAACTTTCCACGTACAGGCAAGATGAAAGGCATGGGACAAATTGTTACTTGGTCTATTGTTGATGAAACACAACACGCTGAATCAATGATTAAATTATTCCGTACATATGTAGAAGAAAATAAAGAAATCTGGAATGATGAATTAAAATCAAGAATATATACCATTGCTGAAAAAATGGTTGAACTTGAAGATAAATTTATTGATTTGGCTTTTTCTATGGGAGCAATGGAAGGACTATCAAGTGAAGATGTTAAAAAATATATACGATACATTGCTGATAGAAGACTCATTTCCCTTGGACTTAAAGGCATTTTTAAAGTAAAGAAAAATCCATTACCATGGGTCGAAGAAATGATCAATGCTCCAACGCATACAAATTTCTTTGAAAACAGAGCAACTGATTATGCTAAAGGAGCATTGTCAGGAGATTGGAGTGATGTTTGGGCTAACTAAAAAAAGGAAGAAAAATGACAACAAAAATAATAACAACAGAATGTCATAATTGTGAATCTAGTTACGATGTTTCATACATGGAAGAACTAGTATCAGAACAATATCCAGAAATTTGTCCATTTTGTGGCGAATCCATTGAAGAATTATCCGAAGACGAATATATAGAGGATGATGAACTCGATGATGATGAAGATAAATGGGAATAAATTGGTTATATAAAGAAAAAGATTTTACAGAAGATTTGATCGGTGAAAATTATGGATTTGTCTACCGGATTACCAACATGGTAGATGGTAGACAATATATTGGTAAGAAATTCTTTTACACATCCAAAACAAAACAAGTTAAAGGTAAGAAGAAACGTTTCAAAGTTTCCTCAGACTGGCAAACTTATTACGGGTCTAGTGACATTTTACAAAAAGATGTTATACTACATGGACAAGATAACTTTAAGAGAGAAATTATCCACTTATGCAAAAGCAAAGGTGAATGTGGTTATCTTGAGGCAAAAGAACAGTTTGTTAATGGTGTGTTAGAGAGTGACAAGTTTTACAACAACTGGATTATGGTTAGAGTAAGAAAGTCGCATATAAAAGGATTGCAATGTTAGAGGCATTTAGAGATATCATAAATTATGATGTATTATTTTTTATTCCTACAAATGATGAAGGCATATTAAATATTGAGAGTTGTAAATATAAAAAACCTGGTGATTCTATTGGTGGAAGTGAATTAGGAAACGAGTATCATATTTCTTTGTTTAGGTTCAACAAAGAAGATGGTGTTTCGGATATTGATACTTTTGATGCTATTTTGGCTGATCCTAGAGTTTATATTACAAATTTGATTAAAGATAATTGGTATGGGTTTGTGGCAAGAAAAACTACCACATCCAAGGAATTTGTGGATGATATTCTTGACAAAATTAAACTTATCTGATATAATACTTACATTTGAAACTACTGAAAGTTTATTATGATTCTTATTGACTTGAACCAAGTACTTTTGTCTGGTTTAATGGCACAAATCTCTAACTCAAAAGGTGTTAAGTTAGAGGAATCCCTCATTCGTCATATGATTTTAAATATCATTAGGACACACCTAAAGAACTTCCGAAAAGACTATGGTGAAGTTGTGTTATGTTGTGATAACCGTAAATATTGGCGCAAAGAATGGTTTCCATATTATAAAGCAGGTCGTAAAAAAACCCGTGAAAAATCAGACCTCAATTGGCATTTGATTTTTGATATGCTTACAAAATTCAAACAAGAACTTAAAGATAATTTTCCATACAAAGTGGTTGATGTTGATGGTGCAGAAGCCGATGATATCATTGGTACTCTTGTTCCTCGTCACATTATGAACGAAGATGTTTTGATTATTTCAAGTGATGGAGACTTTCTACAATTACAACAATACAATGGTCGTAGCAAATTTAAAGTCAAACAGTACAATCCAGCACAAAAGAAATTTATTGTTTCGGATAATCCACTGGACGAGCTAAAAGAAAAAATTATCAAAGGTGATAAAGGTGATGGCATTCCAAATGTATTATCTCCATCTGATTGTTTTGTTCGTGATTTACGTCAAACACCAATTACTAAAGGTAAACTTGACAAACTTATGGAAAAAAACTATACCGAATGGGAAGATGAAAATGCTAAAATTGGTTTCACACGAAACCAAACTCTGATTGATTTGACACAAATACCATCTGCCGTCAAAGAGAAAATCATAAATACATATGAAGAAACAATACCCGTAAAAGGCAAACTATTGGATTATTTTATTACAAATAAACTATCTAACTTAATGGACGTTATTGAGGAATTTTAATGAAAAGTATTTTTGAAGTTTTTGATGAATTTGAACAAGCTAAAAACAAAAAAGAAAGAATGTCTGTGATAGAAAGAAATCTATCGCAAACATTAGTAGATGTTTTACAATTAACGTATCATCCAGATTTCCAATGGAAGGTTAAAGAGTTGCCTGAAAATTTTAAATTTGCAACTGATGTATTGCCTGGAATTACTTTTGATAATCTAAGTTCACAAATGCGTAGACTTTATATGTTTAAAGTTGGTGATCCTACTGCGGAAAAATTATCAGAAAAAAGAAGTAAAGAAATATTATTACAAATTTTAGAATCTATCGAAGCAAGAGATGCAGAAATTATTTTAGGAATCTTTCAGAAAGACCAAGGTGTTAAAGGTCTTGATTATAAGTTTGTTAAGGAAGCTTTTCCTGATTTATTACCGTAACTATAGGAGTATTAAGTGTCAAAGTTTGTGGCTAAGTTTCGTAAAAATGATTATGATGATGAATTTTCACCAAAGCGTAGTAGACGCAGAGATGAAAAAATTGAAAAAAGAAAAATAAAGCAAAATTATGATGATTATGGTTATGATTCGGGTTATGAATCAACAAAAAGAAGCAATAAAGTAAGAAAAAGTTACTAATGTTGTAATTCCACAACACCGCTTGACATTTGATCGAAAAACGAGTATAATTCTTATTCGTTTGGAGAAATTTTATGATGTTTCATGTGAATATACGCAAGTCAAAGCAAAAAAATGTGACAAAAGCCGCTCGTGAGCAATATGAGCAGTGGTTGGCTTCGCACCAAAAACCCATAGTCAAAAAACTACATACTCCAAACACTAAATTGTCAGGATATTCTTTGTCTGCACCTCCTGGTCGTGAGACAAAGCACTATCCATCATTAGATACAGGCCTTGGCAATGCCACAAAGGCAGCACCAAAGGTTTATACAGGCACAAAAGTGATGGGAATTGCAACAATGCACAAATCAAACGCTGTTCCTGTGTTTAACAGCGAAGAAGCTGTAGAAATTTCAAGTATGAGGCGTTAAAATGAAGAAAGATTTAAAATTTATCGTTGAACTTAAGCGTCCGGTTTGCCGGACACCCATTAAACCTGTGCAAAAACACAAAATTGACACAAAATTCAGTCGGAAAAGTAAACATCCACTGAAAAATTCACTGGAGAATTACAAATGACACAAATAGATGAACAAATAGTACCGGCCGACTTGGTTTGTGATAGTCTTGAACCTTGGCAGCGACTGGAAAACGTTATAAAAATATGGGCAGCACAAACCGGACATGATAATGACGGAGAATGGTATAAAAAAATGAAGGAATATTATGAATAAAGTATACAATTACGAAGATTTGTTCCAAGATATTCCTGGAGACCCCGATAATTTCCTTTTTACTATTCCTCCAGATATGTTGGAAGAAACCGGATGGAAAGATGGTGATATCTTAAATATATCCGTGGAGAACGGATCAATAGTGTTGTCAAAAAAAGACACAACCGTAACATAAATTTGACAATCTAACATTGACTATGTTACAATACATTATATTGTTAAGGAAGTAACATGGAATTAATTGACTCAAAATCACTTTTGGCCAAACTGATGGCCACAGAAAACCTAACGGTCGAACACCGTAATGTTCGTACAGCATCCTTTGATGTTAAGAACCGTATTTTGGTTATTCCCACACTAGATAAAAACCTATCGGCAGCTTTGTATGACCTTTTTACTGGTCATGAAGTCGGCCATGCTCTCTACACTCCTATGGACGGAATGATTGAAGCAAAAAAACAAAAAATTAACATGAGTGTTACCAATGTGGTTGAAGATTGCCGCATTGAACGCAAAATCAAATACAAATATCCAGGTCTTAAATTACCTTTCCTTAAAGCATACCAAGAATTGATTGAAAAAGATTTCTTTGGTACTAAAGGCAAAAACATAAACCTGCTAAACTTCCTAGACCGCTTGAACCTTTATACAAAAGGCGGCGTATCCTTAGGTATTAAATTCAATGAGATTGAACGTAGTCTGGTGAATGATGTTGAAAAAACCGAAAGCTATGAAGATGTAATTGAAGTTTCCAAACGTATCGTTCAATACATGAAACAGGAAATGGAAGAACAAAAAGCCAAAGCAAAACTTCAACCAGAAGAAGATGATGGTGACGAAGATTATGATGAAGATGATTTTTCGGAAGTTTTTGATGATGATTTAGATT